AAAATGATTACTGATACAGTAAGAGTACAAGCTAGAGCGGAAAATAAAACAGAAAACAAAAAGGAGAAAAAATGAGTTTTAAAAAAGATAAGTATGTAGTTATTAAAGAAGCGATATCAGAAGATCTTGCTAAGTTTTGTTATGATTATTTCATGATGAAAAGAACAGTTGCAAGAACTATGTTTGATACAAAGTACATAAGTCAATTTACAGAATACTTCGGTGTATGGAATGATCAACAAGTTCCAGATACTTATTCACACTATTCTGACATCGTAATGGAAACATTACTTGTAAAATTACTTCCTATCATGGAAAAAACAACAGGATTAAAATTAAACTCTAATTATTCATACGCTAGAATTTATAAAAAAGGAGATGTCTTACATAAACATAAAGATAGATTTTCATGTGAGATATCTACAACTATGCATTTAGGTGGTGGTTGTTGGCCAATATATTTAGAACCAGATGCATCATTAGGAGGAGTTGATGAAAAGACAGGTAATTACAAAGCATCAAAATCTAAAGGTGTTAAAGTAATGTTACAACCTGGTGATATGTTAGTTTATAGAGGAAATGAATTAGAGCATTGGAGAGATAAATTATCTTTTGATGACTGTGGTCAAGTATTCTTACATTACAATAATGTTGAAACTAAAGGATCTAAAGAAAATATATACGATCGTAGACCTCATTTAGGACTTCCCGCTTGGTTTAAAAAGTGATATAAAACCTATTTACTAGGGGTTTTATGCCATTATCAAAATTACAATTTAAGCCAGGAATAGATAAACAAAACACTCAATACGGCGCAGAAGGCGGTTGGGTCGATTGTGATATGGTGCGTTTTAGGTACGGCGTTCCTGAAAAAATAGGTGGTTGGTCACCTGCTGTGGGTAACAACTTAATAGGAGTTGCACGAGACATTCACACTTATACAGATTTAGCTGGTGACTCATTAGCGGCCATTGGTACTGATAGAAAATTATATTTATATTACGATAACAACTTTTACGACGTTACACCTTTATCAACAACAATCCCCGCTGTATTTACATTCACATCATCTACAACCATTGTAAATGTTCTTGCAACTTCTAATGGAGCAGTGGCAGGAGACTTTGTTACATTTTCAGGTGTATCAGGAGTAAGTGTTGTAAATATTACTAATGCTAATATGGGTCAAGAATTTGAAATTCAAACAATTACTGATGCTAATAATTTTAAAATAGATGTAGCATCTATTGCAACACCAGGAGTAGTTACAACTTCTGGATCAGCAACTTCAGCAGCATTTCAAATAAATGTAGGGGCAGATGTTACAACACTTGGGGATGGATGGGGCGCGGGTGCGTGGAGTTTTTCTACATGGGGAACAGCACGACCATCAGGAGTTATTACAGCAAATCCTAGAGTATGGAAGATTGATAACTTTGGTGAAGATATAATTGCAACAATTGTAGGTGGTAAAACTTATTACTTTGATACATCAGCATTTTTACCTTCAAGAAATACTAGAGCTACCTTATTAGCAAATGCTCCGACACAATCTAATTACATGACAGTATCTCCAAGAGATAGACACGTTATATTCCTTGGTACTCAAACAACACCAGGATCAACTACAACTTATGACCCAATGTCCGTGCTCTTCGGTTCACAAGAATCTATTACAGATTTTACACCGAATGCAACGAATACAGCAGGATTTCAAAGATTATCATCGGGTAATAGAATTGTAACTGCAGTTCCAACAAGAGGAGATATATTAATATTAACTAATACATCAGCTCATTCTATGCAGTTTGTCGGCCCACCATTTACATTTTCATTTAAACAAATTGGTACGAACTGCGGAGCTTTAGGAATACATTCAGCAGTAGAAGCCGAGAACGTTGTCTATTGGATCGCGGACGGAGCATTTTACCTGTTCGACGGGGTTGTTAAACAAATACCTTGTTCGGTACAAGATTATGTATTTCAAGATATAAATACAGATGAACATGCTACAATATATGCTGGAGTTAATCTTGAATTTTCAGAAGTTAATTGGTTTTATGCATCAACAGGATCTACAGTAATAGATAAAGTAGTAACTTATAACTATCTTGAAAGATTATGGACTATTGGAACTTTAGCTAGAACTACTTGGGCTTCTAAAGATGTGTTTGCAAATCCACTTGCAACTAAATATATGCCAAATTCTACAACACTTGCTCAACCGACAGTTATTGGTTTAACAGCTGGTGTATCTACTTTATACGATCAAGAAAAAGGAACTAATGATGATACAAGTGCAATTACAGCTTATGTTACTTCTGGAGATGTTGATATTGTAGATGGAGATAATTCTTTATTTATTAAACGTTACATTCCAGATTTTAAAGATCAAGAAGGTTCTCTTAATATGCAATTTCTAGTTAGACAATATCCGGGATCTGTTCAAACTGTTGCATCAAGCACTCTTGTATATTCTACAACAACTAAAGTCGACATGCGCGCGCGTGGTCGACAAGTTGCAATTAAAATTATAAGCACAGATGTTGATACTAAATGGAGATACGGAACATTAAGGATTGACGGACAACAAGATGGTTTAAGATAATGTCAAAACTAGATCAACCAAGACTTGCAAACGCTACAATAGAATATAGTCAACAACAGATGGATCAAATTATTAGAACATTAGAGCAAATGGTTCTACAATTAAATAATACCTTTACACAAGACGTACAAGATGTTAATGAAGCTGAATCTTGGTATTTTATAAGAGTATAAAGAAAAATGTCTAACGTATATAAAAACGCAATTTATAAACCTACAACTACGGTTAGTACAACTGTATATACATGCAACGCTACGGCAAGAGCTATCATTCAAAACATACAAATTACAAATCAATCAGGAACACATGCTGTCCAAGCATATATTTATAAAAGTGCTAATAGTACCACATTAGAATTTTCTCATGCATCATTAGGTGCAAATGATACAGTTAATATGTGTAAAGGACCTGTTATATTACAAGAAGGAGATGCTATATTAATAAGTACAGCTTCAACTGTAGTGACAGGTATTGTATCAATATTAGAAGTGAACAGAGGATCATTAACAACGTAATGAAAGAAATAAAAGTACTTTGTGATTCAGAGATTACAATTGTAAATTTAAAGACTGGATACATTTATAAGAATGAAGAAGAAGCACAAGCTGACACAACTGTTGATCCTAAAGATATTAGACGTGATGTTAAAATAATAGTTCCAACCATTCCACTATTTAGTGAAACATGATTCAAGGTGATAGCAGAGAATATGAATTCTTTGATGAAGCTATAAAGTTATTAAAAAATCCAATAGGAGTTAGTGTTGAAATAGGCGTGCGCCGTGGCATGGGTAGTAAATGCATTATTGATGCTTATAGAAAATATCATCCAAGTATAAAATTAAATCATTTAGGAATAGATCCTTACGGTAATATTATTTATAGAACAACAGATAAAGATCTTGGTGGAAGATTAGATTATACAAATAAAATGAAGCAAGAAGCGTTGTTAGATTTAATTAAAGAATATCCAGAATTTAATTTAGTTAATTTAGAAGATTCAGAATTCTTTAAAAGATTTGCAGATGGTTATCCAATCTATAATGAAAATAAAATTATGTTAACTGAATATGAAGTAGTTCATTTTGATGGACCACATGATACAGATTCTGTTATGAAAGAAGTTAACTTTTTTGTAGAAAGAAAACCTAAACAATGTGTATATATTTTTGATGATATTGACACTCATGATATTGACAAAATAGGCGAAAATCTGATATGGAATGGTTTTAAAGAATTTAAAAAAGGTGAGAGAAAGGCAGTCTATACATATGAATCCTAAAGGTGGGACAGAGATATTAAAAGAGCAATTACTTGCTCAATTACCAAAAGAATCATTAGAAGGAATTAATTTAATTGGCTCTATTTGTAATCCAACACTTGTTGAGAAAGACAAGATTAATATTCTTTGGCAACATTTAAGTTATGACCAGCCCAATGTTTACAACATGCGTGATCGTAAATTTGTAGATTCTATTGATTATTTTATCTATGTAAGCCATTGGCAATATAATAAATTTAGAGAAGTTTATAAAATTCCAGAATACAAATCCTTTGTAATTAAGAATGCTACTCATGCATTTGAACCTGTAGAAAAAAAACAATTAATGATTACTTCAGATAAAATAAAATTACTTTATACATCTACTCCTTGGCGTGGACTTGCAGTATTAATTAAAGCAATTGAAATACTAAATAAAAAAAGAGAAGATTTTGAGGTAGATATTTATTCATCTACTAAAATATATGGATCAATATTTGATGAAAATGAAAAAGATAAATTTACTGCATTATTTGATAAATGTAAAAATACACCAAATGTTAATTATCATGGGTATACTTTTAATGGTGAAATAAGAAAAGCAGTTCAAGACGCTCATATCTATGCTTATCCCTCTATCTTTGAAGAAACATCCTGCCTTGCAGTTATAGAAGCAATGGCCGCGGGCTGTCATGTGGTGACCACGAATTATGGAACGTTGCCGGAGACCTGTGGTGAATTTGCAACAATGATTGAATTTGATTCTAGTGGCCAAAACTTAATTGAAAGATATGCAGAAACATTAAACTCGGTTATTGACAATTATAGAAATAATTTATATAAGGATGATTTAGAAATGCAAATTAAATACTATAACAAAAACTATTCATGGGAAACCAGAATACAAGAATGGATAAACTTTTTAAATTATGTCAGAACAAAAAAAACAAATTAAATTATTTATAGCAACACCAGCGTTTGGTCATCAAGTTACTACTAACTATGCAAATAGTTTATTAAAATTTGTATCAACTGCTCATCCAAGACTAGCTGTATCATCAGCCATACATATGCAATCGGGAATGGCTTTAGTAACACAAGCTAGAAATAATTGTGTATCCTATTTCCTTAATTCAGAATGCACGCATTTTTTATTTATAGACGCGGACATTGGATTTGAACCAGAAGCAATTTATAGATTAATAGAAAAAGATGTACCACTATGTTTAACTCCCTATCCTGTAAAAGGTTATGGTAAAGATCATCAATTACAGTTCATTGTACATTTTCCAGATAAAGATAATGTTAGAATTCAAAAAGATGGATTTACAGAAATTACTGCAGGACCTACTGGATTCATGCTGATTAAAAGAGAAGTATTTGAAAAGCTTGCAGAGAAATATCCAGAACGAAAAACAGTTAATAAACAATTAGTAGGTAACAAAGTAGAAACTATGGAAAAAGGTTGGTATACATTCTTTGAAACAGCTCAAGATCCTGAAAACGGATACCTTGGCGAAGACATATCTTTCTGTAGATTATGGACTAATATTGGCGGTAAAATATACGCGGATACACAAACGCCGTTAACGCATTTCGGATCGCATGCATTTCATGGTAGTTTAAACATGATGTTTGCTAAACAAAAACCGATTGACGATAAGCCAAAAGAGTAGTAAATTCAACGTTCTGGCTTAATTCAAGACTAGCCAACTTGCTTCATTTATTATATTATTAATTATATGCAAAATTCAATGTATTACACAAATAGCGGTTTAGCATCTTTACCTGAATATCAAGGTGGTGGTTATATAGATCAATACGGAAGACAACGATATGGTCTTGGTAAGTTAGTTAAAAAAATTACAAAACCAATTGCTAACGTTTTAGACAAAGTAGTACCAAACGAAATTAAACCTGCACTACCTTATTTAGCAGCTTTTGCTCCATTTATGTTTCCTGGATTTACAGCTGGACTTGGTTCAATGTTGGGTGCTTCTGGAACTATAGGAGGATTGTCAATACCGGGTATGGTTGGTGCTGGAGTTTTAAAAGCAGGAGCAGATCTTTCTCAAGAAGGAGCCGCGGAACGTGGATTAAGATTACCTTCATTAGCTGCAACAGTATTATCTGCGGGATTATCAACACCTGGAAGTTTTGAAGCTTTAGGTGGAAATCAAATATTAGGAAATATATCTCCTTCTTTTGCTGGAATAGATGATTTAGGTCAATTAGGATATAATACTTCGGCAGCTAATCAAGCATTCACAGCGGCAGATGCAGCGAAAATTGCTCAAACATTTGGACCAGAAGGTTCTATGCTACCACCGGATTCAATTTTAACACCACCAACAACATTACAAAATGCACAAAATTTAGTTACAAGTGGATTACAATCTGGAGCTAAATTTTTAGAAGTTCCTGAAGGTGGAGTTTCTTTTTTAAATGATCCATTAGGAGCTTCTAAAACTTTAGCAATTCCAGCAGCAACAACTTTTACTGAACAAGCTTATAATGCAGCGATAGATGCTAATAAAAAATATCAACAACAACAAGCTCTTTTAGGAGGTGAAGTTAGAGCAAATAGACAAGCTCAAATAGATTATATTAGATCAGCTATGCAAACAGCTGGATTTACTGAAGATGAAATATCAAGTGCTATAACAAGATCTGGATTTGCTGGTGGTGGTAAAGCAGAATACGGCTTAATGAATTTAAAAATGGGTGGTATGCCTGTTGAAATGGATTTAAGAGCTAAAGGTGGATTTGTTCCAATAGGAAGAAAAGAACGTGCAGATGATGTTCCTGCAAGACTTTCAAAAAATGAATTTGTATTTACTGCAAAAGCTGTTAAAAATGCAGGTGGTGGAGATGTTAGAAAAGGTGCAAAAAGAATGTATCAAATCATGAATCAACTAGAAGCTAGGGCTTAATATGGCAGATCCAACACCTACATCGATACAACAAAATTTACCTTCTCCTTATATACAAGGAGCACTTACTGCATTAAGTGAAAGATTATTACCTTTACTTGCAACTTCTGCCGCAATTAATACTACATCATATGCACAACAAGTTGCACCAGAAACTGCTTTACAACAACAAGCTAGAGGACTTGCTAGTGGATTAGGTGGTTATCAACAATATCTAACAGGTGCTGAACAATTAGGACAACAATCACAAACTACTTTAGGTGGTGCATCTCAATACATGGGTCCACAAGCATATCAACAATTCATGTCTCCATATCAACAACAAGTTATGGATACAACTTTAACTGAATTTGATAGACAGAGACAAATAGCTATGGCTGGTCAAAATGCTCAAGCTGTTGCAGGTGGAGCTTTTGGTGGCGCAAGAGAAGGAGTTCAAAGAGCAGAATATGGTGCACAAACTTTACAAGATAGAGCAGCGCTTCAAGCTCAATTATTACAACAAGGATTTGGTCAAGCACAACAACAAGCAAGTCAAGCTTATCAACAACAATTACAACTAGCACAAGCTCAACAAGGTCAAGGTCAATATCAACAAGGATTAGCAAGTTTACAACCTTCATTATTAGGACAACAAATTGCAGGGGTGTCTGGTTTAGGTCAACAACAACAAGCTCAACAACAAGCTATATTAGACGCTCAAGCTGCTGCTGCAAGAGAAGCTGCATTTGAACCTTACACTAGATATGGTTTAGTTGGTCAACAGTTAACAGGTTTAGTAGGTGGTTTCCCTACACAAGTACAAACATTTAATCCTCAACAACCTGCTAGTCCTTTACAAACTGCTTTAGGAACAGGAATAGGTCTTGCATCTATTGGAGGTAAATTATTTGGTAAAGGAGGAATATTTGGATAATGAGTAAAATTTTAAGAAGACCAATGTTTAGAGGTGGACCAGTAAATAGTCGCGGAACGGGGATTACATCTGGATTAGATGAAGGTTATGCAACAGGTGGAAGAGTTGGTTATGCAGATGGTCCTGATATTTATGGTGTTCAGTATGAACCTTCAAAAGATGTTTCAACTCAACAACAACAGTATTATGATTTTTTAAAAGAATATGGTGGAGGAAAATATTTTGAACCAGATGCCACTAATAAAATATATGGGGAATATGTATCTGGTCTTGAAGAAAAAACAAAACCAGCAAGTTTTCTTGAATATTTAGGTGCAACACTTAATCCAATAAAAAGTGGTAAAACTCTCATGAGATATGATGAAAAAGGAAATCTTGAATACGCTACTTCAGATTCTGGAAAACAAACTATAATGTCAGATATTGAAAAGAAAAGAAAACAACAAGCTCAAATGATATTAGCTAATCCAAAATTAGCTCCTGATAAAGTAGATTTAGCTAGACAAATACTTGGAGGTGGGGATGGTATTAAAAGTGAAATTACAGGATTAGAACCTCAATTACCACCACAAAAAACTAGAAGAGATGAAATTTTAGAAGAAGCTGCTCTTTATAGAGAAGCTTTGGGGTATGATGAAGCTAAATCACAAGCAATTTATAATGCTTTAGGAGATGCAGCACCTGCTGTATTTCAAGGAAAAAATTTAAGAGAAGCTGCTCCAAAAATATTTGAAGCTATAAATAAATCAAAAGCATTTGAAACACCTAAAGATATTAAACAAGCTGCTGGTCAATTATCTATACAAAGAAAAATGTTAGCAGAAAAAGCAAGAGCAGAAGAACAAGCAAGATTAGCTATTTATGGAATGAAAAATAAAGAAACATTAACTGATTTTATAAAAGGAATTCCAGGATCTTTTGCAGCTGGAGTATTACCTCAAGGAATTGAAAAAAATCCAACTTTACAAGCATCTTTAAGACCAGGTGGTATATACGAAGGACCAGATTCAATATTTTATTATGCGGTTCCTGATGCCAAAGGAAAAGGTGTATCTGGTTTACAAAAGTTAGGATAAGTAATTTATCATGGAATCAATAAATTTCGATTCATTGAATAAAACATTACCTGCTGAAAAAGATAATAAAGTAAGTACATTTAGTTCAATTTTATCAGGAATAGGATCAGGATTAATTTCAATACCAAAAGGTGCATTTTCATTAGGTGCTACTCTTTATGATTTAGGAGCAGGAACAAATAAAGCTGCTGAAATAGAAAAATTTTTTGACGATTTAACAGAATTAGATGAAAAAGCAGAAGCAACAACTGCTGGTAAAATAACACAAGCATTAGTTAATCTTGGAGTACCTGGTGCTTATGGTTTTAAATTAGGATCTAATTTAGCTAAATCAGCAATACAAGCAAAAAAAACAGGAAATTATTTTACATTAAGTAATCCTGCATTAAGAGAAGCTACTGATAAAGCAATAGAATTAAATACAAAAGGAAAATTAGCAACCTTTGCAGCAGGAGCTGTTGGCGGAGGTATATCAGATGCTGTATTTGTTGGTGATGTAGAAAAAATGGGTACTCTTGGAGATTTGTTAGGAGGTCCTACTGAATTAAATAGAGGTGAAAATGAAACTGATTATGATCCTACTAGAGAATTAATTAATAGAGTTAAATTTGGAACTGAAAGTTCTTTATTTAGCGGTGTTGTTGCAGGAGCAGGAACTAGTATTAAAAAATTAGCTCAACGCGGTAAAGATTTAAGATTTAGTAATAATCAAATAGATAGAACTTTAGATAAAATAGCATCTTTTGTAAGAGCAAGAGGAGGAAAAACTCAAGAATATTTTGATATTGAAAGACAACAAATAGGTAGAAGATCCGTAGATGTTAATTTAGCACAACAAATATCAAAAGATTTAGATCAAAACATTGATGAAATATTTCCTGCTTATAAAACAGTTGCTAATAAACAAACAGCAAAACAAAGAACAGAGACATTAGCAAAAATAAATGATTTATTATTATCAGGTGAACCAGTATTAGATGATGTAGGAAAAGTTAAATTTGGAAATTTAGATGAAAATTTAAAACAAGGTGTAATAAATACTTTAAAACAAGCAGGTGCAAAAGATGAAACAATAGCAGAAATATTAGGTAATTTAAGCGCTATAAGATCTGGATGGGGTGATATGTTTAGTGTTATTGGTGGAAAAATAGATCCTGAAAATATAGCTGATTTTAAAAAATTGTTTGGTAATAAATTTAAAAATTATTTAGGATCTACTTATGACATATTTCAAAATAAATCT